CATGTACAAATTTCATATTATACTTTAATCGTGTTACCACGTCCTGATTTCTTTTTAATATTCCCCAACAAATCTTTCCATTCATTACCAGCTTGAGCAAGGGTACCTTTTACGGCTGAGACCATGCTAGGGGATTTAATAAGATGTTTTAAGTTAGGCTCAGCTTCCAACATTTTTGTTAAAGTATCAAACGAACAAACTTGCTCAAATTCATCACCGGTTTCTTCGTTTCTTAAAATATACGTTGGCATTACTCTTTTACCTCCCAAGGTGATTGATACTCTATAGCATGTCGGCATGACCAAATATAGTCTTTATCTTCTTCGGCTACCATTGGCCAAAATTTACTTATTGATTCAATCTGATCAGACACTTCAGCTGGGTTCTCTAAGTGTGTATTGCTTTCCATCATTTCCTGCAACTTATCCATTCTATCCAAGATTTTCTGGTTGAATTTCTTTCGTGTCGCCATTAAACCACTCCGGTATTTCTCGTTTGGTCCACTTCATTGCAAACCGTTTCTGTTTAGTTTCATAAAACATTCTATATGATTTTACTGGATCTTCTGGGAACATACATTCTGGATTTGACCCCATGGCCAAGCGAAATGGTGTTAACGGACCTTGCTTAATATTGCGAGGCAACTCCATTAAATACGGTATTAGTTCAGATGACTTATGGACTTTCCCATACCTGTATGTATATTCATCGCATAATGCAACAAAATGCACAAGGTGCCAACCATAGTTAGTAGTTGATTCCATTGTCCATTGTGTGCATGGATGACCTACATGCACGGCTGAATATAGAGCATCTTCTCTTTTACCAGCTAAGCACCAGTATTTAACATTTGTTTTACCAGATTTTGACGGTCGCCTGATTTCCACGCCATCAAGCATACGGTGAGCGGTAGAAAGCATCTGACCGGATTCTACAATCATTTTCACGACATGTTTATCGCATTGAAGCCTGGCAGCTGCGTCTGGATCTGTGTCTAAAATAAATAAATTCATAATGTATATTATACCACGTTTTAACCTTTAAGTAAACCAGGAAATGCTTCTTCGACAATAGGTTTTGTTAAACCAGCTGGTGTTTTTTTATTGATCATATCAACAACTAATGCAGCATCGCCAGGATCAACTCCTTCTAGAATACCAAAAAGTATACTTTCACGTTTATAAGGCGGTAAGTCATCACCTTGAAAGCCTTTACGTAAATACGCAAATTTAGTATTTTCGCGTTGCAAATTTGCCGGAGCGTTCTGAGGCTCACACGCAGTATACGGAGGATCCCCACCTGGAAGATTCCACACTACTGTAGGATCCATAGATCCACGAATGATATCTTTTAGCCCCCATGTTTCATTTTGTTTTAAAACCTTAATTTTATCTTTTTTAGTTTTTTGTTTATTAACTTCTGTTAAAACTTCATGTATCAATTTAGACATTTATAAATTCCTCTACGCATTCAATCAACATTTTGCATCTATTATTTATTAGGTACGGAAGGACCTTCTTTTTATTTTCGAACTGGTCTTGTGATATAACTATCAAGAATTTGTGTTTGCAAGTGCTTAGGTGTTCGCGATAAGTCAATTAACATTTCATTACGTTGAAAGTTTCTCCACCAGGTTTGCTTCGAAGGATCGGCCTCTTCCAGTGCACTAAACATTGTATCAATTTTCTTTTTAGTAACCGGAGTCTGACGTAATCCTTCGATAAATACATTATCATCAGATAGAACATTAGGAACTCCATCACTTGCATCTCCTCTTAAAATATGTTCAGTAAGCTTAACTCTTGCATGATCTTCTTTAATGAATTTTTTAGTAAGTGGTGAAAACTGTGCAACATGACTATACTTTTGTAATTGCACAAAATCCTTATCAGCTGACACAATCATGACAGGTTCGAAATTGCCAAACTCATTAGTATTCTCAACAAGTACACCAATAACGTCGTCTGCTTCACAACCTTCTATGTGTACTAATTTATACGGGAAATTATCACGGATTTCTTCACGCACCATATTAAGGATACGGAAAGCTTCAGGCCAATCAAACGTAGATTCATCACGTCCTTTACGTCGATTTGCCTTATATTGTGGGAATGCACTACGACGCCAGTTATTGGGCCCGTCAGCTGCAATAACCACCTCACCGTATTGTTTATGGAATTTAGATCGGTACATTCGAATAGTATTAAGAATCATATGTCGAATCATGTTTTCATCCAAATGCTTTTGGACAATGATAGATCCTAATGCAATTCCATTAAAGTCAATAATAATCATGGGTATACCTTCTTCCCGCTAAACAACTCTACTATTATACACCGTTTATCAAGATATGTACACAACTATTTTAAATGTTTTGCATGAATTTTACAACCAATAAAAGCATTGTAATAATCATCAGATAGTAGGACATCATATTCGAATTGAAGTTTGGCTTCATAATAAGAGCATTCGCCCTTGGACTTACAGAGCCTTAGGATTTCTCGTAAGAAATCTTCTGGTCCCTTTGATTCAACCAATTGCTTGAGTGTATCATTAGAACCAAAATATTCTCGCCAGTCGGATTCAACACGAGTTTTAACCCGTCTCTTTCTAGTTTTATTAATAGGTAGGATTTTTGGCTTCCAGAAGAACTTCTTGCCAATGTATTTTTTTCCAGTTGATTTTTCTGTTATGCAATAAACAAACCCCTGATATTCATCAGGGGTATCTTGGAAAGCTTTATTTTCGTAAATCCACATGCATTTATATATCATCCTTTTCGGATATGTCCTCTGGTTCCGCACGTCGCCCACAAGACGGACAAAACTCGACCACAACATATTCCTCAATGACAACATGAGTTTCCATATCACATTCTTCACACAATATACGATACTGCTTCATGCGACATTTTCCCAGCCCCAATCGCCTTCCATTCCGGCTACAGAATATTCGGTCACTCGCTTCTCAAAGAAGTTATCGTGTGATGCGCCATTTAATATCCAATCAAGCCACGGAAGCGGATTATTTTTTTGTTTGAACTTTGTTTTCATTCCTAATTGAAGCAAACGCCTATCAGCAATGTGTCTGATATACTGCTTAACATCTTCTTTAGTTAGTCCTTGAACCTCATGGCCATTATATGCCAACTCAATAAATCTATCTTCTAGTCTAACCGCATTCTTTGCCATTTCATAGATTTTAGATTTAAGCTCATCATTTACAATACGTGGATGCTCTACACAAAATTCACGAAATAATTTTGCATTCCCTTGCACGTGCAATGTTTCATCACGGATAGACCATTCAACAATAGTACCCATACCTTTCATTTTACCGAAACGTTGGAAGTTGAGCAGCATAACAAATGATGAGAATAGACTCATGCCTTCATTAAATACAGATTGTGCTAAAGCAAGAGCAAGGCCAGAATGAGTACTAGTATCACCATTTGACATGAAATCAATCTTATCGGCCATTTCTTTATATTCAAGAAAGGCATGGAATTCTTCATCTGGTAAACCAAGCGTGTCATTCAGCAATGCATACGCGCGCTGGTGCACACCCTCACGCGAAGCAAAGGATGCTAACATATTACGCACTTCGTTGTTTTTAAATTTAGGGATTAAAAGCTCATGATAGTTTTCCCCAACCTGAACATCAGATTGTGTGAATAATCTTAGAACTTGTGTAATAAATTCTTTTTCAGACGCATCAAGTTTAGTTCTCCAATCCTGGATATCTTCTGATAATTCTGCTTCATCTTCGATCCAGTGGATCTCCTCATGCTTTTTAGTTAAATCTACAGCCCAAGGGAATTCGAATGGCTTATACGCCTTTGAAATATTAAGTAGTGACATGTATTTCCTCTTTCATTTTTTCTTTTGTTAAATAAACCATTAACCTTCGCATGCTCTGCATTCTTCGGTATCTAATTCAATTGGCTTATTGAAGTGTTCCATCATTTCGTCATAACTACCAATATACTGACCTTCAATATAAATTTGTGGGACAGTCTTAACTTTACGGCCGGTAACTTCGGCAGCTGTTTTACTAATTTCTTCTAAATCTATTTTTTCAAAGGGAATATTACGTAGCTTTAATTCTTCCATTGCCATTGCGCAAAATGGGCAGGCCTTCTTAGAATAAACTAAAGTCCGCATATCATTTCCTAATGCTACACGTTCTACCTTTTCTGAGACGTTCTCAGCCCGATTTTTCGCTTCAGTTCGGAGATAATATAAGCCTTTAAGCTTTTCTTTCCATGCTTTGATATGGACCTTATTAACATAAGATTTGCTCGAACCCGATGGAAAGAATAAGTTAACTGATTGTCCTTGACATATATGCGGTTGGCGATCTGCAGCGTGTTGAACAACCCAGTTTTGGTCGAGCTCTTGAGCTGTTTTGAAGATAGCCTTTTCACCTTCAGTGAGTTCAGGTAAATGTTGTACCGAACCCTTGTTAGTAATGATTGATGTCCAGGTAGCTTCATTATTTATACCGTGTAAGTCAAGAATTGGATCCAAATATTTATTTTTTACCAGATGCGACCCTGCACGAGTTCGATGGGTGTACGCATTTGCTTTGAGTGGCTCGATTGATGGGCTTGTCCCAAGAATAAGTCCAGAAGAAGCGTTGGGTGCGATAGCAAGTAGATGAGCGAAACGTAAGCCTGTACCAAGTCCATCTGGGTATTCTCCTCTTTCTAAGGCTAGCTTTTCAGATTGAGCAACAGCCTTTGTTTTAATACGACTAAAAACAACCTTATTAATCTCTTGAGCCTTTTCAGACTCCC